GAACTGCAAACTTGTATTAGTATTCTGATAGACAAGCTGGGTAAAAGTTTTGAAGTCAATACCTAGTATCTCTCCCAAGGTTTTGTAGGTATTACTAGCAGTATGGCTACTTATATCTTCACCATTTTTTGTTAGCTTACATTTCAAAGTGCTTCGTCTACTAACTGATATATTATAACTATCTGTGTCCACAGTAAAGTCAAGAGCAATGTCATATCCATTGTTCACATATCTATTAGCAATATCTGCCTTCTTCACATTCTTACTATTCTTGTTGAATAATACTTCTTCAAGAATCAACGGAATAGATGATTTACCTACTCCATTCGTGCCGACAAGCTGTGTCAATGTAGCGTCTGCTAGATTAACTTCATTACCTTTCCCATAGGAGAAACAGTTATCCCAAGTCAACTTCTGTAGAATAATCATTGTACACTCCTATAATTGCTTTTATCTTATCTTCATCTAAATTTAGTATATCTTGTAAATATACTACAAGTTCATCACTAATAGACATTTCGGAAGTAAGATTCAAAGTAGCTTCTACCTCTCGTTTTACTACTTTCTTGTCTAGTAGTTCTGAGTTTTTTATCTTTGCCAAGTCTTGAACGTCACCTTCGAGTTCATAGATTGTATGGTCAAAGTCAGTCTGTACCATCTCGTTGGGGTCTGATACAGTCTTTCTAATTAACTGCGGTAAGTTAAGTTCATGCCATGTCCACGACCAATCATCATTGATAAGTAAAGCACCTGTCTTTACTCTGTTTCTATGAAAAGATGTAGTCATTGGACTGCCTGGGTACACAATATTTCTTTGAGTATTCTCGTGAGCATGTAAGTCACCAGCAAATACAGTCGTAAACTTATCAAACCTTTCTAATTCAACTTCAGGAACTACATGAGGTGGTATCTCTCCTCTAACATGTGTAAATAATATATCTGCTTCAATAGATTCTATACTACCTTTTCTATGCAGGTCTGCATATGGAAGGATTGCCCAGTCATCTTCTACATAAGTTGTATCGATAACTTCGACCAATCCATTCACATCTGAAGTTGCTTTCTTCAGGTTAGTGAAGAAAGTTTTGTTTTTCCTAGTAGCTTCATGATTTCCGTCATAAATAATCGTAGGAACACTTACATTTCTAATAAAATCAAAATAGAGAGTAAGTTCGTCCATTGAGGGGACTCTATCAAACAAGTCCCCACCAATGATGTGCAAGTCACAGTCAGGCTCTAGCTCATGTATTTGTTCAAAAAACATCTGATACCTTTTGGTTGCCCAATCAGTAGGAACATTCTTCTGCCCGAGTTTTATGTGCCAGTCTGCTGTGAATAAAATCATGCTACGTATTCGTCCCCTGGTTGCCAACCGCAACCTGTGAGTCCGTCCTCTTTTAGAGCGGCAAGAGTTCTTGCTATTTCTTCATGGTTTCTGCCTGTGTCAAGACCATTTACTGAGACGTGCTGGATAGTACCCATATCGTCTAAAATGTAAGTAGCCCTGTAAGCAACTCCATTAGCCTCGTCAACTATTCCTAGTTCTTCGGCTAAGTAAAGTCCACAGTCAGCAGCTAACCAGTGGTTGATTTCTCTGATACCACCGTTAGTTTCTCTCCATGCGTACTTGCAAAACTCGTTGTCGCCAGACATACCAATCACAGTAGCATCGTTCGCCAGAGTATCAAACCCTGCAATTTCTGTTGGACAGATAAAAGTAAAATCTTTTGGGTAAAAGTATATTACTGCCCAACCGTCAATATCGTGACTAGCAATAGTGCCAATCTCGTTATCTTCATTTACTCCCTGTAGTTCAAACTCAGGGAACTGATGCCCGACTCCAATCATGATACGTCAAACTCCTCGTCTACAGTCTCACCAGATTCTGCACCTTGTACTCTTTTGAGTAGCTCTAGTTGAGCATCAGGTGTAGGTCTTGGTAATACGTCGTCCATAGACTTAAGATCAGCAACAAGTTCTTGTTCCCAATCTTCTAACGCTCTAGGCTTGCACTTAAGCATTTGTAGCTGGTACTCAACATTGAATACCTGCGGGCCTGTCTTCAATCTCTTGAAGAATATATCCCAACCTGTTTCTGGGTCAGTAGGATTTCCTAAGTCTTCCATAGCTACTAAGATTTGGTCAAAAAGTTTCCTTTTTAGATTGACAACCTTGATAGTTTTGTCAGAGTAGTCGATGCCTTGGACTGCATAAGCCCAACCGCATTTCAAGTCAGGGTAAAAATCTCGAACATGGTCATGCTCGACATTGTTGAATGTCTCGGAGTTTCTATCGAAAGACAAACACTCCATAGGAATGTTTTTGTTGTTTTCGCCTTTTATCCAGTAGACATACCTTGGAAGTAAATCACCCACCAATCTGATGTGATGGTCTTCCTTGTTGCCAAAATTGTAGGTTTCAATCTTGGACTTTTGGGCTGAGCCCTTAGTTGTATTAAAGCCAATTGCCATAATATTCTCCTCTTATAATGTCTCCTCGTATTTGAAATGAATCTTTCCATCTCTAATCTCGAGCAGTCTGTTTTGGTTAATCGTGTCCTCACTTACTTGACAGAAAATGAGGTCTAAAGTGGTGTCTTTCGTTTTAGTGTACTCATAAGAGTTGCGGAATGATGCGACACCTACATATTCTGCTACCTCTTTATCGCTATAAGTACGACCTTTCTCGAGCAGTTCCTTTGGGTTTACCAAGAAGGAGCTACCGTGAAAATTCTTTTCGTAAAACTTAAATGTTTTATCGTAATAATTCTTTGGTGTGATTCTATAAGTAATGATTCTCATAATGGTAATGATATCAGCAACATTTCCATTAGTCGCTTCTAGAATCTTCTTCCAGTCAAAATATATCATATATTATACCAAAAATATGAGGGGTTGTCAAGAACTATTTTTTTCATGTATTTAATTCAAATAAAGTTTCTGTTACTTAATGTTTATCTTATAATCTTGTTTTACATAATATCCCATTCGCGCGTTAGCCTGTCTAGCTGCCGTCTTACCTTTCAAATGGATATCTACTATTTTTGGTTGGATTTTTCCTTCTTTTTTACGGATAACCCTACCAATTAACTGTGTGAGAAGAGGTTCATTATTTACTGGTGTACCCAGCACTAAACAACTCAGAGAATCTAAACTAATACCCTCTGAAAATATGGATTGAGTACCAAATAGAATATTCTTATCAGCACCCACTCTTCTCATTGTATCTTCTCTTTCTTCAAAGTTCATATCTCCTGTGATACATACAGCATTGTCACCAACTAATCGTTGGCATATTTTTAGAAATTGAACTCTATCAGATACTACTAATACCTTGTGACCATCAGCAGCATACTTAGCAGCTATCATAGCTACACTATGTACGTATTCTTCATTAGTTGCTAGATGATTGATTCTTTCTGCCCATGGCGTAAAAGAACCGTCTAGGAATCGTATCTCTGATTTTATGACATCTATCTCTGGTGTCATATAGTTTTCTTTGGGTGGCTTAAGTACTGTGTTCCCAAAGTAATCCCTGAATACAACGTGTCTGCCGTCCTTCCTCTCCAACGTTCCCGTCAGTCCTATCTTGTATCGGCTCGGCATCTCGTCTATTATTCGGGTAAACGTAGGGCTCGAAACGTGATGCATCTCGTCCAAAACGACTGTCCCGAATAAATGTTTTATCTCGTCTATCTTGCGGTACAAACTCTGAATGTTTCCAACGACTATCGGGGACGAAGTCTCGAAGCTCCCGCTTCCTATTCGCCCAGGTGTAAGGTTGAAACACTTTTTTACTTCCTTTTCCCATTGATTCCTCAAATTAGTTGTGTGTGTTACTACAAGTGTTTTCTGACCAAGCTTTGCAGCTATAGCCAGACCTGTAAATGTCTTTCCCCAACTGACCCAAGCGTTAATTATACAACTGTCACTAACATCGTCATATACTGTCTGTTGTGATGGTCGTAAGGTAAACTTAAAGTCAAAAGGTTCTATTGGCGATAATTTTCTTTTATCGACTATTTCGTAATCTTCTGGTATTAAATCCGTTCTTCCGCTAGGTAGGGTAACTAAACCCTTTCTAACTATGCCCATATTCTTTATGACGAAAGGTGGGTCTAATGGATTTCTTGGCGGTATTGTATATGTGAGTTCTGCATCAAGTTTAGATTGCATATCAGCACTTACTTCCATGAATATTCTGTTACTTAATACTGCTTTCATATTTTACGCCAAGTCTTTTTTTGTTTTGTTTCTGAAAAAGAATATAGTATAGAGGGTTGACTGCCCATATAAAGTACACTTGCATAACGCAGTCTTGCTTCAGGTGGACGCTTTACAAAAAATGGAAACGGAATACTATCAACCCATATAAGAGTTGCAATATCCCGTTTCTCTATCTTAGTTATTTTATGACTAATTAGATTACATTTTTTATTCTTTATCCAACGAAAATATTTACCATTACTATCTATATAATTAAGACCTTTGTGATGAACGAAATCTTGAAATCCCTCTATCATCACTTTTAGTTTGTATAAATTTTTGTGTGGAGTTTGTAATCTTCTTAGTCCAAGAGTCTCCCCTTTCATATTTTTATCGTCTACTATCTGAGTATCACAGAACAGTAGTCCATCTCTTTGTTCTATTTCATCTGAATGAAGAACATAGACTGGCCATTTAATCTGTTCCAGCTTCATACTTCTTAGCAAACTTGCCGAAGGAGTAATCCTCACCAATATCAAAGTCACAACCAACTGGTGTGCCTGGTATGGATAGTCCTCTATCTTTTTGTATAAACTCTTGAAGTTTTTTACTATATAATTCTATTTCATCTTCTGGCACTTCTGCTAGAATAGAGTCGTGAACAAGTGCAAAGATTTTAGCTTTCATACCTGTTTCATTTATATACTTTTGCATATCTATGCCACCAAGTAAATTAATATCACTAGATACAGACTGAACAAGAGAGTTAATACCACTACGGACTTCATGAGCAGCGATTGCTCTGTCTGTAGATTTTACATTTGGTAATCTTCTCTTTCTTCCAAAGAAACTATAGATATATCCTTGTTTTTGAATAATCTTCTTACAATTATCTAACCATTTCTTTAACATAAAGAACTGTTTAAAATAATCTTCAATAACTTCTTTAGCCTCAGTTGTACTAAAATATTTGCCACTATCCTTAGTAACTTGTTCACTTATCTTTTTTGGTCCAGCACCATACATGATGCCGAATGTAACAGCTTTTGCCATCTGTCTTTCTGTTGAATAATACTCAGCAACTTCGTTAACTTCACAGGGTAAATTAAATACGAGTTTCGCTATATTTGAATGAAAGTTTCCACCTTCTTGAAACACCTGTTGAAGTGCTTTATCGTTAGCCAATACGGCTGCACAATATACTTCTGCTGTTGTTAAGTCCATGGCAACAATTTTATGCCCTGGCTTAGCTCTTATGCAACCCTTGACGATAGGATTATCACGAGGTATTTGTTGCATATTCATTTTCCCACTTGAAGATAAACGACCAGATGTTGTTCCGTGTAGATTAAATCCTGTACGAAGTCTGCTGTCCATATCAAGAGCAGGAATAATTTTATCTAAATAAGTAGATTTGATTTTTACTTTTTGTCTTATATCGAGAACAAGCTGTGGAACGGGGTGTTCTTCAGCTAACTGCCCAAGAACTTCCGCATCAGTTGAGTCAGCTCCAGTGCCTGTTTTCTTTCCTGTTGGTTTTAGTCCGATATAGTCAAATAGAAGGGAACGAAGTTGCATTGTACTATTTGGGTTGAAGTCTTTACCTTGTCCTTTCTCAAATATTTGAACTTCTTTAAATTCATATAATTGTTTTACTGCATTATCAATATCTTCTTGCATCAGCACCGATGATTTTTCGAGTCGCTCCCTGTCAAAGGGAACACCATTACTCTCTACATTAAGAAGAAATTCAGTTGCAGGAAGGAGAATATCACGATAAACTCCCATAAGTTTATCATTACTCTCCAACTTAGGTAAAAACCTTTCGTAAATGAGAAAAGTACAAACTGCGTCCATTGCTGCGTATTCTTGCATGACTTCGAAGGGAATCATATCCCAAGTGAAATCTTGTTTGAGTAAGCCGTTACGCTTACGAAAAGATTCTATCCAATCGTACATTGGTTTCTCATAATCTCCAAACGGAGTATATTTGAGAGCGAGTTGCTTTAGGCCGTGAGTGCCTGGATTCTCATTTAATGTGTAGTGCATTAACATTGTATCTTCAAAGTTTGGAAACTTAAATCCAAAGTGAAATCTAAAGAACGCAATATCAAACTTACTGTTATGAAATACAACTCTCTTTTTATCAAAGAGTTCTTGTAGTAGCTGTTCTGCTTTTTCATCAATACAATCTGTAAGTATGTATGCTCCATGATTTTGTTTGTAAGCTAAACTTATACCAATCATATATCCATCACGAGGATATAAACTTGTTGTTTCTGAGTCAAGTGCAATAAAATCATTCTCATGTTCTATTGCATCTTGTAGAAACTTGTGTAGCTCTTCTGTCTCTGTGATTCCAAAACAATTATCGTTATCTAACTTTTCTTGTTTTAGTTCTCCAGATATAAA